CGTGCTTGCCGTCTGATGAAGATATTGCAAATGTGAATACGGATGGATACGTCTCAAGATCATATACCCAATCTCCATCAATATAATTCTTTTCTGTTGACACAATTTACTCCTTATAAAATGCAAAAGAACAGATGAAGCAATAATACCTCATCTGTTCTAGTGTTGTCTATACGTGTTTACACATTAGTCGGTTATTTCTAACTCGTACTTCATTAAAGCTTCATAAACTCGTGAATCAATTTGATCTTTCCACTTATTAGCGAGTTTTCGAATACGCTCTTTCTTACACAATCGGTATACTTCGGAAGCTTCTCGTGCTGTTTTTAAAGAATATCTTAAACCCAACTCTTTACGAATCTCGTTCAGTTCCCCTGTTGCGGATATGGAGTAGTTGCCGTGACTGTTAATGTGATAACCTTTACGACCATTTACACCGACTTCTTTAATTAGAACTGCATTAATCTCTTTTGGAACAAAACAAACTGTTTCTAGTTTATACATCCTAGTACCATCCGCTAGAATATCCTTATCTAGTTCATAACCGTGCGATTCACAGTACGAGTAGAATGGTAAAGTTTCAACATCTCTTTTAAAATTAGAGAATCTTTTCCAAGACTCTTGTACAGTAACATCTCTGTAAGCTTTGTTTTGTTTATGAAACACTTCACTATAACACCTACGAATCATACTGTGCCAAACTGTGTAGAGTTTAGTGTTTGTCTCCCCAAGATCGTTACAACCTACTCCAAAAATCTTTGCATTATTAGGGTTTTTCACAATCCCTTTAGTTAAATTTCCGCTTCTCACTTGTACTTCTGTACCATCGCTAAACATCACAACAATATTGTTGCAAGATTTCGCACTGACAACTGTACAATCACCATTAAAATTAGTTGGGAATACCGTTCCAACTACTCTCCAATCTCTCATAACCTCTCCTATTAAAGAACCCTCAATTAAGAGGGTTTTATTATTTAAAAATTACTACGTTGTTTTTCCATAAAATCTTCCTTATCATACAATGTGTGTGTCAGGTTATCATAGTACCAACTGCCAGCATAACCTGTATTTCCACTCCACCTGCACTTTAACACTTCGATGTCTGTACTGTTCTGTTCTGTTTCATCTTCGGCAAGTTTATCACGAGTAGCAGCAATATTACAACCACCAGATTTAACTAAGTTACTAACGCCTGAGAAATCATCCTCGGTTAAACGTCTTACTATACGATTACCATCACGATCTGTTTGCGTTTTTCCTTTAGTAAGGTGGCAGACATTAAAGATTGAAACACCGTCTTTAATTACAGTCTTTAAAAACTTAATAAAACCTGTCTGTTGTTCTAAGCTACAACTTTCGAACAAATCGTTAACGGGATCGATGACGATTAATTTACAATCGTATTTCTTAATTAGTTTAAGAATTTGATTTTTAACAGATTCAAGACTTCCTGAGCGTTCGTCCAATAAAACGTACCTCTCTTCCCCATACTCATTTTCACGTAACTCCTTACGTTTCTCAATGATGTGAGGTTGTTTAACAAAAGCTACAGCCTCTTTCGGGTCTTCAATCAAAGCTAGTTTAAACCCGATGTGGCGTGACAACAATGTTGTTTGGTATTGTCCTGCTGTTAATTCTAAACTCAAGATACCGATCTTAACATCGGCGTTGAACAACCAGTAGTAAATCATTTCATTAATGATGGTCGTTTTCCCTCCGCCTGTGATAGCTCCTAGATTAATCATATAACCTAAAGGGATACCACCAGCCATGTGTTTCTGTAATCGGTGCATGAAAGGAGGTAAAGGAATTTTACAACGACCTAACTCCTCTTCAATCTCATCGTCCGCTTGTTTGGATGTTTTAACTTCATCAGGAGTTAAAGGTTTTGCGCTATAAAAATCACTGATAAATTGTTTCTGCTTACCTGTTTGAAGCATCTCAGAACAATCTTTGAGTGAAGTTACCATGACCTTTACTTTGTTCTCTGGCAGAACTTTAATAGCTTCTTGAACAGCTTTACGTCCTGCTTCATCATTATCCATACAAAGAATAACTTCTTCAAAGCTGTCGATGAAATCATAGCTATTCGCACAAACCTTAGATAAGGTTGCTTCACCACAATGAATACCAACAACTGCAATACGATCATAATCTTCTTGCTTACGCTGAATTTGATAATCACGTAGCATTTGAGCAGCAGCTAACTTGTCCTCTTCTCCACCTACAATTAATAACCACTTTCCTCCTGAAGTAAACTTATGACTTCCACTTAGATCATTGCTAGTACCAACTATACCAATGTTGTGACGACCAAACGCTTTAGGTAAATCTCGTGACTTGTAACCACGTAAAGAGTTTAATTCGCCTTTAAACGTACTCTTTGTTTCTGGATAATACGTTCGTATAATTTCACCACTAGAATCACGCTCGAATAAATGACCGTAGAAGTGCGCTGTTTCAGGTTTAATTGAACGATATAGACTACCATCCTTCATAGTCGTATCATGGTTAGAACGAGCAATTAGAGCCTTATATTCAGCTTTTGTAATAGCTGTCTTAACTACTGGTTTTGTCTTCGGTGCTACGAAGTTCTCATCAAGTACACCTGCATCTTTCAACTCTTGCTCTGTCCAAAATGACTTACAAGATGGAGTTCTGCAACTTCCGTCCAAGTATTCATCACCTGTCTCATTATGCTTAACATAGACCAACAAGTTATCATTACTCAAGCATTCAGGGCATGAATATTTACCAAGCAAAACACCGCTTTGTACTTCTTTCATCTCTTTACTCACAACTTTTCTCCTTAATCTGTGATTTCAACTTCGTACTTCATTAAAACCTCATAAACTCTTGGGTCTATTTGATCTTTCCATTTGTTAGCTACCTCTTTGATGTAAGCTTCTTTTGCTTCTTTGTAAGCACAGAATGCTTCTTCAGGTGTATTAAAAGTACCTAAATATACCATTTTACCATATAACGTTATCTGTGACTCAAACTTATCAAACCCTTTACGATACCTTACACCTATAGGGTAATCACCTCTTAAGGAATCGCATTTAATAAACAAGATATTAACTTCGCTCGGTACAAAGGCGCACACATCTTCACTGTACACTTTATTCCCTTTCACTAGAATGTCTTTATCTAAATGCCAACCTTCTTGATCAAATCCTATCTGCCGATGACACCATTTCTTAAAGTAAGGGAAATATTTAAAGTTATCAGAAACTTCGCAGTCTTTATATGTCGGGTGTTTGTTTGAATACTTTTCATCATAACATCTACACAACATACTTTTCCATAATTGATAATCTCTTGTTTCTACACCACACACCCTTGCAATACCGTTTCCAATAATACCTACACCATATACGGACGGTAAACTTCTATCCTTAACCTCTCCTTTTCTCAACTGAGTTGCTCGTGTAGTGGTTTCATAAGCAGTATCAATAAATTTAACCTTTAAGTTGGAGGCGTTCTCATATTCTAGTACTACTAGCTTACCACAGTTATTAGTGTCAAAAATATCTCCAACGTGAATCTTTGTTCTCGATTTACCAACTTCTTTCGTATCTTTCATTTCTTTACTCACAACATTTCTCCTAATCTGTTTTCTGCTTAAATATTATTTCTTTAAACAACCAACGTATTGTGTAACTTCTAGCGTAGGATACAACAAAGAAAATAAACTGTAAAGTTATACTTTGAGAATTTGTTAATCCAAACGCTCTAAGAATTACATACCCTAAAATCAAACCTACTAGCATTTGAGTTAGCGTCTCGATATGTAATTCCATAGATTGTTTATTCATTTAGGGTTTACCTTAAATAGTTTTTCAACTGATTTTTTACTACCACCACAAACACCATTAGCTGATAACGAACTTTTAACTTCTTGTGACCATACGCATTCAAAGTCATCTGGGGCATCATACTCTGATACAAACACTACGTTGTTTTTAGCTTGTTGTCTACACCAGTTGTAAAACTTGTCGTGGTCGAAGTTCTTTGAAGTATTGTATGTCTTAGTGCCTTTATACGGTGGATCATTGTAAATCAAACAACCATCGAAATTTAGATTTGAGTAATCATCACAGACAAATTCAACTGTTTTTATTGATGGTAAACCTTTAGCTAGTCCTTTAATACTCTCCTCGATGTAGTTTCGATGTGTGCCAACTTTAGTTTGGCTAACGCCACTATATCCACCATCAAAGAACCTACCATTTGCAGAAGCCATAAACCCTACCCAACCAACGTAAGAATCATTATACTTAAATGTTAAATCTTTACCGTTATAAAAGTTTCTCACTTTATCATACAAGTCTTTTGGGATATGGTGGTTAAATCTTTGTATACCATACTCTTGAAGTTCTTTGTACATCTCAATTAAGTATTTGTTGTTGTCATATCCAATACGCTCAAAACTATCAGGTACTTTATCAATCATATTGCTCCCACCTACGAACGGTTCGACCCATGTTGTAATTCCATGCTTTTCACATTCAGCTAACATAATTGGTAAGATGTGCTTTGCGATACGAGCTTTACTACCCATATATTTCATTTGTGTCCTCCTTAGTTTTCTTTTTCGTTTAATGCTTGGTTAATTCTATCATCACCTAGCTCCTGTAAAGCTTGGGCTACCCTATCAGAACCAACCTTAAAGTAATGATCATCCTTTTCTATCATAACACCATTACGATTAGTATTAATACAGGCGATAGCGGTACTCATTGATCCTGCTGTAAAGTCTAAAACTGTTTCATTTTCTTGGGTGTATGTTTTTATTAGATACTCGAGTATAGAAACAGCTTTTCCAGTTGGGTGGAATACTTTTTCTTTTTTTGTGGATATGATTGTTGTTGGGTAATTTGTTGCTTTTTGATAATATGTTTTACCCTCAACACCATTAACCCCCATGACTTCACCACCTCCTCCTTTTTTTCTGATCTTCTTTTTTGGCTCAATCTCTTTTAAACCTTGAGGATTGTAAGTCGGTAGTTTTTTATAAAAAACACAAATATCTTCATGTTTCTTTAATGGCATTTTATTCGCATTGGCAAAACCAGTAGAATATCCTTTATCCCATACAAATTGATACCTGAAATCTTTTATATTGCTGCACACCAACAAACTTGTGAATGGTTGTTGTGAAAACAAGATAATCGCCCCATTAGGTTTAATGATACGCTTCAACTCATTCCACATAGGTTCAAAAGGGATAACAGAATCCCATTTACAGGCTGTAGTACCGTAAGGAGGATCAGTAAGAATTAAATCTACACTCCCATCAGGAATAGATTTCATTAATTCTAAACAATCACCTTTCATTAAATTAACATTAATCATTTGTGTTCACCTTACCGCCAATTTACAGACCCAACAAAGGTTACTAAGTGTGAACCTACTTCAAACAAGTGTCTTGCCTCTTGTTCTGTTCGTGCCAGCACTTTGTACATTGTAGACCTTTCAGGTGTCCTTTCTTTTACCAAGTAGTATTCACCATCTTTCGTAAAGGTTGTTGCGTCAATCTTCATAATAATCTCCTTAAATAGATTTGGTAGTATTGTTTCGATAGAAGCATCCTACACCCAATACTTCAATCTTGTCAACCAAAATCATACAACATCTAAAAACATTTCATAAATAGTTTTAAACAACGCTAAACAACCCTTACAGACGTTTTAGGTCAAAGTAAGTAAATCATACCACCATAACCT